AGTTGGTGGAACTGGAGGAAACGCTCCAGTAAGAGCATTTTATGTTTCTACTATGGCAGGTGGTGCTACAACTGCATTAAATATTGGTGCAAAAGGAACTCATGGAATCCCAACTGGTCCAGGAAATGGTACAGATGGAGCTGCAGGAAATGCAACCGTAATCGGTCCATCTCCAGCTCCTTTGTTTACTACAGATTTTGGAAACGCTGGAGAGGGTGCTCCAAGAACTGGTCAAGGATCTCCTGGTAATACTAATTCATTACCATCGCCAGCCGGAAATATATCAGCCGTGCAAACATTTGCCGTGGATGATGAGGGAGCTAAATTATTAGATTCAGCCGGTGTTCCATCAGGTCCAGGTGCTAGTGGTTTCTTTGGAAGAGCAACTGAAATTACACCAGCCCCTTCTTTAGGAACAATAAATGTTCAATCTTATAATGGTATGTTTTTAGCATTTGAGGATATAGGGCAGTAGGAGATAGACTATGCAAACTATGTTATTTTTAATCAAAACAACGATTTAATAAAAATTGCTGAAAGTGATGCTGAAAAAGATTTAATAGTAGGAAGACTAACTGGAAATCCAAACGTTCAAACAGTTTCTGATTCTGATTTTCCTGGAGTTAAAGATGGCACATCATCAGTTTCTTTTGATGGAACAAACGTAACAATTACCCCTATTGATCAAGGTGGTGGAATACCATTACCAGAGGATGCTGATCAAAAAGCAGCTTTTATAAAAGATCTTGAATTTATTAGAGATGATATGGTTAAAGATGTAGAAAAATATCTTTCAAAAAATTCTGATGCTACTTGGTCTACATGGGTAGAAAAAGCAAAAGCAATTGATTTTTCAAATACAGCAAATTATCCATATGAAACAATAGAAAAATTTATGTGGGCAAGTGATGCTGGCATGCCACAAAAAAGTATTTTACAACTTCCATAAAATATATTATAGTCTTTCGCATGAAAGACAAAGATATAATATTTTCAGCACCTATACCTTTTAATAGTATGGAAGAGTGTCAGCCCATAAAAGCTTCTGACTTTTATCCTTCATGGTATAAAAAATTAAAACATAGTATTCATAACAAAACCATCAAAGGTTGTGTTCCTGTGCAAGATGCAATCACAGCAGGATATTTATTAAAACTAACACAAGATTTTGAAATAAGATTTGGACAAGAAGGTAAGGAAAAAAATGAACAAATGACAGAGTACACCTATGCTTTCAAAACACACGGAGGATTACCAGCAAACCCTTATAATTTAGGTAATTTAATTCAAGATGGCCCTGTTTCACATCCCTCTGACCAAGTAGGAGGAGACGATTCTTTTATGGTTAAGCAACAAAAGATGCCTTTTTTTAAAAAAATAATCAACCCTTGGCATATAAAAACCCCACCTGGATATTCTTGTATGTTTGTATCACCCATGCATAGAGAGGAAGATCACTTTCACATATTACCAGGTATAGTAGATACAGATGTTTTTCCAATGAATGTTCATTTTCCTATAACTATTAACTCTGCTAAGTACCCTAAATTTGAAAAACTTTTCAAAAAAGGAACCCCTTATGTGCAAGTAATACCTTTTAAAAGAGATTCTTGGAAAATGAAAATAGAAGAGAATAATTTTGCTAGTTTAGAAAACAGAAAAAATAGTTTAGATTTTGCCACAACTATTTTAAATTGGTACAGAACTAAATTTTGGAATAAAAAGGTATTTAAATGAGCACTAAAACAACAGATTACATAAAAGTTTATCGCAAAGTATTTCCTGTATTAGCAATCAGCTCTATTATTAAATGGTGTAAAACTCAAAACTTTGAAAGTGCTACGGTTGTAGGTAGTAAAAACAAAGATGATGTTAAAGAAAAAATTAGAAATGCTAAAAATTTAGCTCTAACTATTGATCATAAAAATCAAACAATGATTCATTGGTTTAATTTTTTAGGTTCTTTTTTTCTTAAAGGTATAGAAAAATACAGAAAAGATGTTGGTAAATTTCCTCCAACACCACAAAGGTTAAACAATATTGAAATTCTTAAATATACAGAGGGTGGACACTACATCTATCACACAGACCATCACTATACATACCCTAGAGAACTATCTTGTATACTATTATTAAATGATGATTATGAGGGAGGGGAGTTAGAGTTTTGTGATTCAGAGGGTAATTCTGTTTTAAAAGTGCCTAATGAATCTGGAACATTAATAGTGTGGCCAAGTAATTTTTTATTTCCACATAGAGTAAATCCAATTAAGAAAGGGTTGAGGTATTCAATAGTATCATGGGCGTCATAGGTAAAGATTTTAAATATAAAAAAGTTGAAAACTTTTTATCGAAAGATGAGTTGCAGTTAGCAAATCGCTATATGTTATTAAAACACAAGAAGAATCAAAAAAGTTTTGATCTGATGCAAAGTAATAATCATGATTCTTATTTTTATGAAGATCCTTTTGCTGAAAGTTTATTAATGTTGAAATTACCATTAATGGAAAAAGAAACAGGTCTTAAATTATTTCCAACCTATTCTTTCACAAGATTTTATTCTTACAACGCAGAGTTAGAAAAACATACAGATAGACCATCTTGCGAAATATCCGTTACGGTAATGTTTGGTAGTGATGGAACAAAGTGGCCTATATACATGGAAAACACCCCTGTAGAAATGAAACCAGGAGAAGCATGTATTTATATGGGCTGTGATCTAGAGCATTATAGAAAACCTTTTACAGGAGACTGGCATTCACAAGCTTTTCTACACTATGTAAATCAAGATGGACCCAACGCTGAGTATAAGTACGATAAAAGAGACATACTAAGAAATCCAGAAGTGTAATGTTAGAACATTTATTTACGACATCTGTTTGGAGATCAAAAATATTTAATGATAAATTAGATGATTTAATTATTAATTATTTAAAAAATGAAAAACAAAACAATAAGGAAGGAAGAAAACATTCTAATGCAGGGGGTTATCACACGGAGTTTATACCTTTAGATAATCCAATCTTTCAACTTTTAGGAGAGTCTTTAACACCACATATAGAACAATCTTGGAAATTAAAAAATTTCTTTTTTTATAATGGTTGGATTATAGAAAATTCAAAAGGACATTTTAATATGCCTCATATACATTCTTTATCTGCTTTTTCTGGAGTTTACTATTTAAAAACAAGTAAAGACTCTGGTAATTTATATTTTGAAAACCCAAATCAAATTATTGAAATGATGGAATATAGAAATTTAAGTATGGATAAAGAACACACTGACTTAAAACCGAGCCATGCAATAATTCCAAAAGACAAGGATGTTATTTTGTTTCCAAGTTTTTTAAGACATGGGGTTGAGCCTAATTTAAGTGAATCAAATAGAATTATAATGTCTTTTAACATGGGGGTAAAATGCTAGCAGGTGGATTAATGCCAGATGATCTTTTTAATAAAATAAAGAATTATATAAATACTGATTTAAAAGTTAAATTTAATTATGATTTAGCGGGTAATATTAAAAAAGAATATGAGTTATTTGAATATAAAAAAGAAATCGAAGAGTTTATAATAGACATTATTAAAAAAAGTAATAAGTTTCCTAATATTTTAGATAAAGTAATTACTAAGGCAGAAAAAATCAATCCTCCATTAGTTTTAGATAAATTATGGGTTAACTTTCAAAGAAAACACGAGTTTAATCCTACACACACTCACTCAGGTGTATTTTCATTTATATTATTTATGCAGCTGCCTTTTGATATTGACGAACAAACAAAAAATTCACCAGGAATAGAAAGTAATTGTGATTGTGCAGCTTCGTTAGAGTTTTTATTTTTAGATCATGAGGGCACAATAACACCATACAGATTCAAACCAGATAGAACATGGGAAAAAAAATGTTTAGTATTTTCAGCAACAACACCTCATTGTGTTTACCCATTTTATGGTGTTGACGATTATAGAATAACAATATCAGGGAATTTAGTTTATGACTTCTAATAAAGTAATAGATAATTTTTTACCAAAAGAAAAATTTGAAATAATTAAAAAATTATTTTTAGGAGATACATTCCCTTGGTATTATTCTCCTACTTGTGGTTTACCTGATTCTAATGATGGTTTTTATTTTTTTCATGAAATATATAGAACACATCTTTTAAGCTCAAAAGAAGTATGGAATGCCATAACCCCTTTGTTAAATAAAATAAATGAAATAGATCTTTGTAGAAGTATAGTTAGAGTCAGATCTAATTGTTATGTTAAAACCCATAAACTTGTAGAGTTTACAAAACATCGTGACTACCCTTTTGAGACAAAAGGTTTTCTTTATTACGTAAATAATAACGATGGGTTTACAAAATTAGAAGATGGTTCTATTATAGAAAGTGTAGAAAATAGAGCTTTGTTTTTTGATACACATAAGCTACATAACGCTAGCACATGTACAAATACAGATCTAAGAATTAATATAAATATAAATTATGTTTAAGGAAAGGAGACATTATGCAATATATTTTTAAAGAGGAAGAATTAGAAATTAAATACTCTTGGAAAGAAAGAATGCACATTTTATTTTTTGGAAAAAGTATTTTAAAAAGAGAATCTATTTTTCAATTTCAAAATGTTTTCGTTAAACTCATAAGTGAGTGTTTTATGAGATATTGTCCAAAAGATAAAAATGGAACGAGATATATTCCACAGGATCTTGAAATTGACAAAAAATGATTGTTGAAAAATACACTAGGTCAAAAATAGAACAGCCTTATTTTTTTATTAAAGGTCACATCGATAATATTGATTCTGAATATTTTATTAATGCAATCAACGAAGGGATAAAGCACCCAAATAATCTTAATTATAAATTAAAAGTTCAAGGTAAGTTAACTCCTTACGAGTGGTTTATGAAAGATCTTAAGTTTCAACAAATTTTATTTGAGATATTAAACAAATTAAATAACATGAAAGGATTAATTCAACACTCTTGGGCTCTACAATCTGTGTGGGGTGTTAGAGAGGACTTTGGAGATTATACTGAAGAACATAACCATATTTCTTCTTTAGGCTCTGGTTGTATTTATTTAAATGATGTCGAAGATCAACCTACAATTTTCCCAGAAATAAAAGAAAGCATTGAACCAAGAAAAGGAGACTTTGTAATATTTAGTCCTTTTTTAAATCATAAGGCAAAAAGAATTTATACAAATCAAACTAAGTATCTAATAGCTTTTAATTTTAAATTTGCAGGAGAAAATAAATGATAATAACAAAAGACATAAGATCCACTATTGATAGAGATTATTTTTTTATTAAAGGAAATATAGAAATTCCAAACCTGGAGTATTTAATAAATAAAATTGAACAAGGTATAAATGAAAAAAATAATATGAATTATACTATAGAAAAACTAATAGGTAAAATGACACACGATAAGTGTTTTGTTAATGACCCTGTTTTTTTAGACGTGTTTATTAAAATGTTAAATAAGTTTAATCATTTTAATAAAGAGATACCTTATTCTTGGACTTTAAATACAGCTTGGGGTGTTAGACAAGACAAAGGTGATTATACTGATGAACATACTCATGTAAACTCTTTAGGATCTGGAGTGTTATATTTAAGTGATGTAGAAGATCACTCAACAGATTTTTCGGACCTTAACGAAAAAGTAGAACAGAAGATAGGTAACTTTTGTTTTTTTAGTAGTTTTTTATTTCACAATTCTAAAAGAGTTGAAGCAGATAGACCAAAATATTTAATAGCATTTAATTTAGACTACGTATCTTAGTGATTAAAGTTTATCAAAATTTTTTACCTCAAGAAGAGTTTGATGTGTATAAAACAATAATATTAAGCAATGAGTTTCCTTGGTATTTTATAGATCATGTGGCTTACAAAGAAGACAAACAAGATTTTCTTTTCTTTCATCTTTTACTCAATGAGGAAAATGTTAAGAGTCCGTTTTACGAACAACTTGTAGATCCCTTGATTAAACGAATTAATTCTAAACCTTTTAGAATAAAAGCTAATTTGTATACAAAAAAAGAATTAGAGATTCCCTCTGCCTTTCATGTTGATGCCGCTAAACCACATAAAGTTGCTTTGTTTTCTGTAAACACATGTAATGGATATACTTTATTTAAAAATGGTGATAAGGTGCCTTCAATAGAGAATAGTCTTACAATATTTGATGGATCCATGCCACACGCTAGTGTCCCTCAAACAGATGAAAAGATTAGAGTAAACGTAAATATAAATTTAGAATGATTATAAATAAAGAAATAAACAGGAAATTTCAAAAAGAATTTTTCTTTGTAAGAGGTAAAATAGATATTGATACAAAATATTTTATAGATAAGATAAAAGATTCTTTTAATTCAAACAATAATTTAATAAATAAAACAGGTGTTATTAATTTAATGACACCTATAGATTACTTTGTTAGAGATACAAAACTACACTCTATAATTAGAAAAATAGCACGACATGTTGATAAATATTATAACTCTAAGAAAACATATTTAGCAGCTTCTTGGGGATTTGAAGTAAGACCTGGAGAGAAAACTAATTTTCATGACCACCATGAAGCAATCTATTCTGGTGTTCTGTATCTAAATACTTGTAATCAAGCCTTATTTTTTCCAGAAATAGATGAATACGTTATGGCTGAGGAGGGCACTTTTGCCGTTTGGAACTCATTTTTGGTTCATGGAACAAAAGACAATCAAGATTCTATTTCTAAAATGGGGATTAGTTTTAACCTAAACGAGTACAAAGAGTGGGTTGAAGACCCTAGGCAATCTGATATATTACCTATACAATAGACATAAATAGGTTTTTATATGTTACAAAAAATAGGTTTTCAACCAGGTATTAATAAACAAATCTCAGAAACCACAGCAGAGGGTCAATGGGTGGACTGCGATAATGTTAGATTTAGATATGGTACACCTGAAAAAATAGGGGGTTGGAATCAATTAGGAG